TTGTATAGTAGTGCTTCAAAATCTTCTTACAAAGCACGCTTCTATAGTCTTCATCAAAAATAGGAAAGTCAAAATCAAAAACCTTATCCCAACTATTATCCAGTACATCACTAACTTTATTATAATCCTGACTTGTATCAAATCCGGCATAGGATTCGCAAATAAATCTTACCTCAGTAGTATACTTACTCATCCTAACTCACCTCGTTCTTAGGTTTTCAACCATAGCAGTCGGTTTGCCGTCATTCTTTTCACTCTCATTCCCAATCATATTTTCATCGTCAGTCTGTCTAAAGTCTTCTCTATAATCAACACTAATATCAATGCCAAACATATCCTTAATTTTATCTACTGCCTCTCTCCTACATTCAAGTCTGCTATACCTACTTGCAATAGTACCACCCATATTTCTAATAACTTCATCGCTTACCAATCTTTCTTTCTTCTGGTAACTTACATTAGAAATACCTAAATGCGTCAGGGCTTCGTTCCAAATCTGCATCTTAATCTGATACAGCTTGTCAGCTACAAAAGGCGCTCCCGTGCTGATAGCCCTAACACCTTTCGGGTTTATATTCTTCTCTCCGAAAATAAAAGGATAATTGCCATCATACTGCATGTACAGATTCTGCATTGTCAACCTCTCATTTTCATCACAAGCAATCAGCACTGGAGTTTTCTGCGCTTTACAATTAACTCTTATACTTTCTTCCAAATCACTGAGCATACTTGCATAATGATTAACAGTATAACAACTCGGTTTTCTCAAATAATTATTATAAATAACAACACTATTCTCAGGGTTAAGTTCTTTCCTATACTCACCCTTACTATAAGCTGTTCTTCTCTCCGGAATATCATTTACATCAAAAGGCCCACCCAAAATGACGGGAAGACACAAGTAGCTACCAAGTGCATCATCAAAGAAGAACACTGTAGCGCCCTTGTAATACTCATTCATTTCAATCTGTCTTTCATTAAGGAAACTTCTTTCCTCCTTTGACAGTTTAGTGAAGTCCCAAGCTATCATACTCATTCCCAATTCCATGAGTTGGTCACGGTATTTGATATAGCTGTTTACATTCCCGTCAAGCTGTTCACGGTCATTTTTACTTCCCCATTTTGTACTTCTTTTAGCCATTTTTTTCACCACCTTATGTAACAGGTCTATTATCGTTAACAGCGGGATCATAGTTTCCAAATACGGCGCTACTCTCCCAGAATCTAATACCCTTGTCAAATATAGCTTCAATCTGAGCTTTATAGTCGCCTGGTATTCTGCCATCAATACTGCATCCAATTGTCTTTACATAGCTGTACTTAGGTCTTGTGGCAAGATTAGGTGTACCAACTCTGTTAGTCTTATAGCCATACATATCAAAAAACTTATCAATAATTTCAGCATACTCAGGCTTAATTTGTTTATAATACCAGCTAAATGTAAGCTGCCCAGCCTGATAAATCAAATTACCATTATTGGCCCCATGGCTTTGCGGCGGTCTTCTGCTATGGTCATACAAAGTACCAAGCGCACCAAGGGTGCTGCCAATAAGCCCCATTCCCGGAGTGCCGCCTTTCATAGGACTAAAGCTGTGTCCTGTGTTAGCTCTGGAGTCCACTGTGCCGGGAAGTAGTAATTGCCCTGTTGGAACACCTGCACCTATATTAGCGCCTTGAAATGCCGCGCTTGCACCGCCAGTAGCTATTGCTGCCCCTATAAACGTAGCCCACCCAGCTACGATACTACCAGCGGTTGCGCCAATCATACCAGCATTTTGTGCAAGCCATGCCTTAAAGCTATCAATAGCATATGAGCACATTGGAAAACCAGTGACAATAAGTTCATCGTCAATAGCGCCACTAATGTACCCATTGCCATTATAAAACAAAGGCGCACAATACATACCCGGATTCATAGACAGATTTCCCCAAATGCTAAACATACAACTATCTCTCACATTAGGATTGCTAAAATCTTCAAATCTGTATTGAGCTTCATTGCCACTATTATTTGTAACATAAAGTTCATTATATGGTGAACAGAATAATTTTTTATTTCTGGGAATATATCCGCCCAACGGATTGCCTAAAGAAGTAGGAAAAGCGACACGCATATTCAGAGGAACTACGCCGTTGTTTAATTCGTCATCTGTTTTAGGGTAAAAGTCATAAGGCATCATAAAAAGTCCTATAACGCCATTTTCCCTTTCACTAGATGCGCATTGGTACAAAAATTCATTTAATTTATGAATATCTGATAAACCGCCACCGATACCGGGAACCATTGTTTGAACAACAAATGCTCCTTGTACGCTATTTGTTTCAACCGTTGGAACGCCATATCCATACCAATTTTCCTTTTCATATATTTCGATCACGTTAAGATTAACACTTGAATGGATGGCTGTATAATGTTCGCTTGAACTGTTTATATTAGTTGTAATAAGTTGCGCAATAGTTGATAATTCCGCTATAGTAGAATAGCTATCACTGGCACTACCCGGAACGGTTGTCATTACATCGTCAGTAAGAATCTTGTCACCGCCCTTGTATACACCGCCCAAATACAATAAGTATACGCCCTGAGTCGGTTCGGCATTTATTCTAAAAGCCGTATAACGAACGCCGCTATAGTATTCTCCGCCTTTTCCAACTCCATATGCTCCCGGAACTACAACGCCATAGCTATAATCTGTTTCGCCCTTAATCATAGCGTTAATATCATACGTAGTAGCTAATATAATAGCACGTTCATACTGATATCTGTTACCCATACTTACTTCGCCGCCGGGGGCAAAATCTTTTTGTAAAAATACCTCCGCTGGAACGCTTCTATAAGGTCCTGTTTCAAGTCCCTCCGGAAGTGTATGTTCGCCGAAGTTATCAGTAACAGTATGTTCCCTTTCAATCAGACATTCATTGAACTCCCAATCAAACATATACGTCTGAATAACGTCTACATGGTACCAAATAGTGACAGTGTTATTGTTCAAATACTCAGTTTTGTCAATAAAACAGTAAAACCATTTATTTTCAAAGCTTGTATTCTTAAACGCCATATAATTTGCATTATAAAGGCTTGCAATATTATTATCATCAATTCCCACGCTAACCTTAATAACACCATTATTAACTCTCTGATAACTATTCGCACCAATTATAATAGGATTAAAAGCGTCCATATATGTTAGCTGAGCCTGCTCATTAGGAAAATATCTTGTATTTTCCCAATTAGGGTCAAACTCAATTGGATAACCAGCATTATTCAGTCTAAATATTTTTACTGTTGAGTTGGGTATAATATAACTCATATTCTCACCCTTTCATTAAAATAGGGGAAGAAATATTTCTTCCCCCTATAATCATTTCTATTCTTACTGTTTCGCCATCGTAACAGTAGCGCCAGTAGCAACAGTTTTAAGGTTAACAGTAGCAGTATAAGTTTCGTCACCAATCTTGCCAGTGATAACAGCGGCGGTAGCATCATCAAGCGCAGTAGCAGGCACAAAGATTGCACCATAAGGCTGAACCGCAATACCAAGCTCAGTGAGGTCTTCGGTCTGAACGAACACCATGGTGTGGTCTGCAAGACTATCAACCGCACTCGGAGTGAGAGTAATAACCTTAGCATAATCACTGACATCAACATCACTGACCGTGTAGCCAACGCTTGCAGGCGCGGTAATAGTAGCGCTATCATCCACGAACACAATAGCATTAGCAAATGGACTGGTGCTAATAGTCTTCCAAGTATGATAGAAATAGTTCCATCTCAGGCCAGAGCTAATAAACTTCTCAGTGAACTGAGCAAGGTTATCATAAACCTGAAACCAATTCTCATCCATGAGAAGCGCCTTAACGTTAGCCATCAGCGCCAGTTCGTCAGCGGTAACTTCCTCAATGCCATCACTTTCAGCACGAATGACATCAAATCTGTCATTATCGAAGGAAGTAAAGTCATCAATAAGGAAGAGGGAACCCATGAAGTCCGCCTTGTCCATGTTGAACGCGCTTGCAAGCACATCAACATCGAAGTCAGCGTTAAACTGGGCGTCCATGAAGATTACCTGTCTGTCCTTCGGGGCGGTGTTAAGTACACCAGCGGCGTTGTAGTCAGTAGACATGAAAGGAAGAAGGTTGCTCTTGCCACGGAAAGCCTTAGCATAGTTCTTCATGTCAGAGCCATCAACAGCAATAGGCTTAAGCTGGCCAGAAGTCACAGACTTAATGATGAGATACTTGAACAGAAGGAACTCGTCATAGTTTGCGGCAGTATAAACCTGATTGACAATGTCTGCAATAAGGTTAGTAACACCATCATTGGAGAGGAAAGCGGTCTTGAGCTGTTCCTGAGAAATGGAAACGGGATAGATAACCTTCCAGTTCATCGCGTGGAAAGCACTCTTGACATTGGGCTTGTACTGTTTCAGTTCGCGGGATTCAGCCTTCTCCTGAGAGAACGTAAAGGCTTTAGTGATACCCACGAAAAT